TTGGATTACCTTTACTAACTAAGGTTTTTGAAATAGAACGAAAAGCAGTTAAAAAATTAACTATATAACGTGTTGTATGTCTTTTTTAATTGCATACAACGCTAAGTGTAAAAAGCGTTTTAATGATTTTTAAATAATGTTATAAATAGTTTATTATGGAAGAAAATTATGATTACCTAATAGAAATATTAGAAGCAAGTGTAGAAAAAAATGGAGAAAAACCACTAACTAATAAATGGTTATTAAATATCCTAAAAATAACAAGGCAAAAAATACAACAAGAAGATAATGCAATGGGTTGTGGTTTTGACCCTAATTGGGATTAAATTATTTATAACGCATTGTGTATGGCATCGTTTTAATGTGCTATACACGTTGTTAGCATTAGTACGGATTAATTAACGAATAAATTAAATAGAATGAAAAACGGAATACCATCAGAAAAATATTACTTCTTACTTGAATGGAAAGATGCTAATATGCAAGAATTTATAGATATGTACGGTGAACGTAGAATGTGCGACCTAACTACTTATGAATTAAATAAGTTGCACCAAGCGATAAAAGCAGAAGAAAAATACGGAAAGTAGTATTAATGCTAACGCTCGTGTATGTTGCGTTTTAATGCAATTATAAATTATATAATAGTTTAAAAATTTTAATTAGATAAAATTATGAGCATAGAATATTGTCACGATCATAATCATTTTTATGATACTGATTGGGTAGAAGATTGTAAATATTGTTTTGAAGAAGAAAGCGATATTAAAGAAGAGCCTGAGTGCAAACATTGCCAGGCACCAAACATAAGCTATAAAGGTTTTTGTAGTAGAGCGTGTTACTTATATGATAACGAATAAACCAAAACAAAGATGGTAGAAAAGAAAATACACATAGTATTAGGAAATGGATTACACTGCATACATATAGGAAAAAGAGTACATGTGTATACAGAAGAAGAGTATAGAGAATTAACTTGGTGGGATAATATCAAGATGAAATATTTTAAAACTAACGATTAATAGCCAGTTAAAACACTAGCACAACAAGGTCTCGTTACACCGTTTGAGTTGTGTTAGTGGTTTTAGCATTAAAAACCAAAACAAAGAAGATGACACAAAGAGTTGAATATATATTTTGGAAAGAAATGAAAGATGATACATCTTTTAATGACAATAAACCCTCATCTATTAAAGAGTTTTTATTTGGAGTTAGTTATTCTAATCAAGACATGAGAGAAACTTGGGATAGTGGAATAAAACATGGTATTGAAATAGGATTAATATGTAATTCTTTAGAAGGCCAAAGAATAGAGTTAGATACAAATACTTCTGAAGGTAAAAGTAAAGAGTTTCTTGAAAAATTTTATAAACTAGCAGATGAATATAACTGTGCTATACAATACCATCCAGAAATAGGATTAACTGTTAGACAATTAAACCAAAACAAAGATGAATAAAGAAGTAAAAAATCATAAACTACACAATATAGATATTTCAAATCAATATCGTGATATAGAAATGCATCTAATGTTATCAGATTTCCAAGGAGCGTTAGCATATTGGGTAACAAAACAAAACAATAACAAGACCTTTATTGTTGATAGGCCACTAGAAGCATGGACAAAGTACTTACAACAAAAATACTTTAAGAATAAAGATGATGTTGTAATGTTCACATACGATAAACTATCAAAACTAATTAATGAAGATATATTCATTGCAATACCTGAGATAATGGAGTTAAATGAAATGGAACCTGATTTTATTGATTTGTGTGCATTAGCAAGAAATATGTTTTATATGATATGCAGAGAACAAATAACACAACCGCTGTAAACCAAAACAAAGATGAGTAAAAAAGAAGAAATAACAAGTATGTTGATTGATATATTTGATAGAATCAATATAGATACTCCAAATAACTTTGATGATATCTTAGAATTTGTTGTTGAAGATGTAGAAGAAACTGCTGATAAAGAAAATTGGCATGATGGAGATGTTGCAATAGCATTTAGAAGATGGATAGAATTAAACCAAAACAAAGATGAGTAGAGAANATAATAACTACATAGTATTTGCAGAAGATTCAACTGCTATGATGCAAGAAGCATTAATACAACAGAGTAATCCATTAACAAAGGAACGTGCTATTGAATTTGCAGAAAGAATAAAAAATAATAGTTTACATAATAGTTTACATTGTGTTACTATTCTTAAAAGAGTTAGTAAAGAAGAATTAAAACCAAAAGAAGATGAGTAAAGGTAAAGATTTTTGGAATCAAAAAAGAAATGGGATTACAGGATTTCGTATATATACCCATGTTACAGCAGGACAAACTAAATTATATAGAAAAGTAAGAGTAGAACAAAGAAGAAAAGCCAAAGAAGATGAAAATAATAGATAAGTTTAAGTGTAAGAAATGTGGTTCCTACACTAGTTTAATCAAAGGTGTACATTATTGTATAAAAGAGAAAAGAACTTTAAGAAATTATGAATTTTATAAGTTTGTATCTCTTCACAGAAGAATTCTAAAATGATAAAGATTGTATTGTCAGTACTTTAGCAAAGAATCAATTAGATATATTTTTTAATAATTAAAACCAAACAAAAATGAAAAAAGTAGTATTAGTATTAGTAGCAGTTTTAGCATTTAACTTATCAAATGCACAATGGACAACTAAATTTTATGTTGATGATTTTGGAGAGCCAACAAGTAACAGTTATGAGTCAATGATCTTAGATGGTGTCTTTTCAAACTCTGCTACACAAAATTCAAAAGCCAAATATGTTTTTATTAAAGACAAAGAATCTTTAGTTATAAAGGTGCTTGAGTATGGTAGAAGTTTAGCCACATCAACAGATGCCACATTTGAAACAGTTAAAATTAAGACACCTACAGGTATTGTAGAGATTAAAAAAGTATTTTTCTCTAAGTCAGGAAGGTTGTATTTTAGTAAAGACAGTTTTAATCAAATAGTCGAAGCTATATCTGAATCAGGTGATTATATTATGATTTTTGAAAGATCTGGAAGATATAGTGAAAGTTCTTATAAAATTAATTTTATAATTGATTAAAAAATGATATTTAAATTAATATTTGTATTAGGGTTAAGTTTTGGCTTTCACTGTATTGTTTATGAAGATGATTATGTACAATCGACATGGTGGAAAGTCTATTGGGCTATTATGATAGTATGTTTAACTTTCATAGTATTATTAAACTAATGATAAAAAAAGAATGGTTATTTATAGATACATTAAAAACGAACAGTATGGATTATTTTGAATTAGAATGTGCAGTTGAAAGCTGGGCAGAAGAAAAGGGAATATTAGATAAAGCTACACCAATGGCCCAAGCCCTTAAGACTTTAGAAGAAACAACAGAACTTTGTACAGCTATTAATGCTGATGACCGTGAAGAGATAATTGATGCAATGGGTGATATTATGGTCACCTTAATTATACAAGCTAAAATGCAAGGGCTTAAATTAGAGCAATGCCTTGAGTCAGCTTATAAAGTAATTTCTAAACGTAAAGGTAAAATGATTAACGGACAATTTGTAAAAGATGAGTAGTAACAATTATTACCACGGACAAACAAACACTTTATTAATAGATATTAATATAAATTATGTTTATAGAAGCAGAACTACAATTTAGGCACTACAATCCTAAAAAAATAGAACCAGGAATGTTATTTATGAATCACATTAACCCTGGACATCCTGATAAAGAACATGTTCAAGTGTGGGAGATAACAGAAGATCATTTTCATAATGAACTACCTGATGAAAAACTTATTGAAGAGAATGGTTATCCTGTACGTCCTTTTATCATCAATGATATTATTATAGTAACACCTGAAGAGATAGGAACATTTGTAATCATTAATGAAGAAGAAGATGAAGAAGCATATATAGAATTTGGCGTAACAGAAATGAACTTTATACTAAGAGAATTTGACGGATGGTTAGATGTACTAATAGACGAAGATACTCTTGATGGTAGATTAGTTGAACCTGTTTATGATGAACAAAACAATAATAAAGTAATATTAAAATTCATTGATGAAGAAGAATACATCGATGATGAGGAAGAATAATAGAGCGATAGTCGTTCTATTTTTTATTAATTAATAAATACAATTAAAAATGAAAAACCAATTAACGTACACAACGTACACAAACAGACAAATCAAACAAATTAAACAAGGTCTTCGTGCTAAAAAACACAAAAAGAAGTTAGCTGAAGAGTTATGTAAAACATGGCAAACTGAAAACATCAATGGTGTTTACCAAAAAATCTTGAAAATTAATAGAGAGATGGCACCAGTTAGAAAAAGAGGAAGAAAAGCTAAAAGAATAGAAAAGTTAAATTTTGAAATAACAGAGACTAAATCTTCTACAGGAATCACTCTTACAGGGGACGCTTTGAAAGTTTACGATAAGCTTAAAAAAGAACCTAAAAAGATAGTTCTACATGAAGATCATGTAAGATATTATTTTTAATTACTATATTTAATTAATATATTTGAAGAACAAATGGTTGACGGATGTAAAATCTGTTAGCCATTTCTCTTCTAATTTAAACAGGACAACTAAATGAGGGACAGCAACATTATCTATGATATAGAAACTATGCAGGAGTGCTTTATAGTGGTTTGTATGAAACCAGAGCAAACTCCTAAGAGCTTTACAGTTAGTAAGTGGCATAATCAACTTGATGCTTTTGTAAATTATACAAAAGAAAATGAAGATGTTTATTGGGTGGGTTATAATAACTTACGTTTTGATGGTCAGGTGGTAGAATGGATATTGAGGAACTATGAATATTGGCATGAGTTGACTGGTCTAGAGATATGTGCTAAAATTGCACAGAAGGCTCAAGATATAATCCATGATGCTAACTTTGATGTGTTTGCTGAATATAGAGAGCATGAACTCACTCTAAAGCAAATGGACCTATTCAAGATACATCACTATGATAACAAGAATAGGCGTGTTAGTCTAAAAAGATTAGAGTTTGAAATGGATCTTGAGAACATAGAAGAGATGCCTATACATCATACTAAAACTAATATGACTAGAGAGGAAGTTTATCAGTCTATACAGTACTGTTTTAATGATGTTGATGCAACTTATGAATTCTACAAAGTTACATTAGGGGAAACAGATCATCCATTGTACAATAAAAACAATCAGATTCAGCTCAGGAATGATATTGAGCAGGAGTTTGGTATACCCTGTCTTAATTATTCTGATAGTAAGATAGGAGATGAGATGATTAAAAAGTATTACTGTGAGGAGAAAGGTATTAAAATTCAAGACCTTCCCAAGAAAGGTTATTTTCGAAAGAGTATAGCGTTAAAGAATTGTATAGCTCATTATGTTAAGTTTGAAACCAAACAGCTTAAAGATTTCTTGTTACAAATTAAGAGAATTAAACTTGGTACACAAGATAGCTTTAAAGAGCACATACATTTCTATGGTAATGTATACTCATTCATGAGAGGAGGATTACATACAGAAAATAAACCTGAAGTGTTTGAATCTGATGATGAATATGAAATTATTGATTGGGATGTAGCAAGTTATTATCCTGCTATTATTATTAATAGTGGTAAGTATCCTGCACATTTAGGTAAAGCCTTCTTAAATGGGTATAAAAAGATGTTTGAGCGTAGGTTAGAACTTAAACCTAAAGCTAAAACAGATAGAAGAATTAAAGGAATCGTAGGAGCACTTAAACTTGCAGTTAATTCTGTATATGGTAAGTCATCTGATATGCTTTCATGGATATATGATAGGCAGTTAACTATGTTCACCACTATAACTGGTGAGCTTAGCTTAATGATGCTTATTGAGAAATATGAATTGAACGACATACATGTAATATCTGCTAATACAGACGGTGTAACAATTAAAGTGAGAAAAGACTTGATTCCTAAAATGCATGAGATTAATGATTGGTGGTGTGATGCTACTCAATACATTTTGGAAAGAACAGACTATACTAAAATCATATTCTCAACTGTTAATGATTACTTAGCTATCATGCCTGATGGTTATGTAAAGAAGAAAGGTGATTTTCTAACAGACTTTGAACTTCACAAGAACAAGTCTGCTAGAATTGTACCTATTGCTCTTGAGCAATACTATGTAAATGGTATTCCTGTAGCAGAAACGATAATGAATCACAAGAATCTATATGATTTCTGTATTAGAAAGAAAGCGTCTAGAGATTTTCATTATGAAGGTGTAGACCCAAAGACTAACAACCAAACTATATACAATAAGCTTATCAGGTACTATGTATCTAATGTAGGTGAAAAAGTATATAAAGTTAAAAACGAAGATTCTCAGAGTAAGGCAGTAAAGAGAAGTCAAGTGGAAGCTGGTGAATGGGTATGTCATGTTTGCAATTATCTAGAAAAAGATTCTCCAATAGATAATGTAAACTATAAGTATTATATAGATAAAGCAGAAGGAATGATTGTAAAGATTCTTACAAAAGGTAAACGTAAAAGAAATTTAGTCATACCTAATCAAACAAGTTTATTTTAATATGAACAAAAGAGCAAAAATAAATAGAAAGAATATAGCCAAACACTTGATGAAGTATCAACTAGACCTTGTTGGAAAGGATTTAAATGATGCTTTTGACAGTGATTGGGAACAGTGGACACTCACTGTAGAACAGTATGAGAAATTTAGACAATATTCTATAAGAACACTAAAGAAAGTATTTAAGTTTAATACAAACAAAGCAAAAGATACTTTCAGGTGGTTTTACAGACACTTTGGACTAAGTATAGATGATAAAAATAACGAAATAAAAACAGAAAACCATGAGTAAATTAATTAATGAAGACTGGGAACACGCAGCTTATGCTAACGATGAAATCTATAAGGCAGAAAGGGACCATAAAATAGAGTTGGAATATGAAGAATGGAAACATAAAGAAGAACTAAAGAACAAAAAACCTGCAATAATCGAAGTAAAAAAGCATAAAGACAATGAAACTGCATATAAGCCCACAAGTGTTCAAAGAGCTAATAAAGAAGAGTTATAATTTAGACTTAGTATACTTATTAAAGCTTATAGAAGATGGACAAGATATATCACCTTTATATGAAGATAGTATGAAGATTGGTGCTCTTCATCAAGGCTTAGTTAGAAAAGGATTAATAAGTAGAGATGATGATAAGGTGACAATAGAAGGTAAAGCTCTGTTAAACTTTATTAAAACTGATGATAACTCACCTAAAATAATAAAACGTAAACCTTTAGTAACTGACTTTGAAGAGTGGTGGAAGAATTATCCTACAACAGATAGTTTTACATACAAACATAGAACATTCAAAGGTAGTAGATCGTTACGTAGGGCTAAGTCAGACTGTAAATTAAAATTTAAAGCGATAATTAATGAAGGAGACTACACAGCTAAACAGTTGATAGATGCTCTGAAGTATGAGGTTAAAGTTAAAGTGGAACGTTCTCTAAAAGAAGGTAAAAATATAATGAGCTATATGCAAGGCTCAGTTCCATATTTAAATCAAAGAACATTTGAAGGTTTTATAGAACTTATGGAATCAGAAAAAGATAAACCAGAACAAAAAACAGGATCAACAGATATTTAAAAACATGGCAATTAAAGGAAACAAAAAGAAATGGAAAAAAGTTAATGGAAAATGGTACAAGAAAGAAGCATCAACTAAACCAATAAGGTTTATACCTTGTAGTGAGGATTCTCAAATATTTAGTTGGCAAAGAACTAATAAAAAAGCTACAGAGAACTTTAGATCAGGACCAACAGGTGCTGTTTGGAAGAAACCAAGAGGTAAAGTGCATGATTATCTTACTAGAAATGACAATGAAAATGAAAAAAAAGATAATAATAATAATGATACTCGTGGGTTAAGTTTCATGAAAGAAATACCATATTAAAAGATGAGTTTTGAATTACTAAAAGAAGAGGTTAGAAAAGGCCTTGAAGGAAAGAATAGTGGTGTACCTATGGGTTTTGATAGACTTAATAGATACATTGGTATTAGAAAAAGTATGTATTACTTAGTGGGTGGTCTCACTGGTTCAGGTAAGACTAGCTTTATTGATGATGCATTTGTACTTAATCCTGTAGATTGGGCTATGTCTCCTGAAGGAATACAATCAGGAATTAAAGTGAAGGTGTGGTATAGATCTATGGAGCGTAGTAGAACTTACAAACTTGCAAAGTGGACATCTCGTAGAATATTCTTAGATCATGGTATAACTATAGGAGTAAATAAGCTTCTAGGTTGGACAGCAGATGAATGAAGAGGAACATGCAATATTTTTTCTTACGAGGACTATATGAATAAATTATCAGAGATGATTACCATCATTGACGGACCAGAGAACCCTGTAGGTATTGCTAAAGAACTAAAAGCATATGCTCTAGAACGTGGTGAAATAGTACAGCAGGACAAATACAATAAGTTATATATTCCTGATGATCCAAATGAAATAACCATTGTTGTTATTGACCACATTGGACTACTGAAAACCACTAAAGATCAACCAACTAAGAAAGCAGCTATTGATAAGATGTCTGATGAGTTAAGATATGCTCGTGACTTTTATGGATATTCACCAGTAGTTGTTAGTCAGTTTAATAGGTCTATTGCTAATCCTATTAGGATAAAGAACGGTGATGTTGAGCCACAGTTGGAAGATTTTGCTGATAGTTCTACAACACAGAACGATAGTGATATATGTTTAGCCTTATTTGACCCTATGCGGTATAATGTAGAAGACCCTTCTGGATATAACTTAAATAAACTTAGAGATGATTATGGTGCTAAATATTTTAGAAGTTTACGCCTTATCAAGAATAGTTATGGTGAAGATGATATTAGAATAGGTCTTGCATTTCTAGGTCAACTAGGTATGTTCAAAGAACTTCCTAAACGTAGAATTATAAAAGAATCTGATTATGATTCAGTAGTAAATAAAACATTCTTTTTATCATGACAGGCCCTATAGAACTATTAGAACAGAGATTTGCTGAGATAAAGATGATGAGATTTAAGTCTATGTCAAAAAAAGACAAAGAAGAAATTACACGTCTATATAATCAATACTATGCATGCATAAATGTATTGAAGGAAGGAATTAATTTAAAACATTATAGAAAAAAGAATGACGTTAAGAGATAAAAGACAAGCAGAGTTTGCTGATACATGGTGGACTCATGGTAAGTATGGGATACTAAATTTGTGTCCAAGGTTTGGTAAGATTAGAACTACAATCAACATCCTAAAGAAAATGGATAAGAATTGTAGTATTCTAATAGCTTATCCAGACAAAAAGATTAAAGCATCTTGGGAAGAGGATTTTGAAGAAATGAATTATGTAAATGATAATGTAACATACACTACACATTTGTCAATACATAAACATTCAGGTACTGAGTTTGACATTGTTGTTATTGATGAGATACATTTACTATCAGAAGCACAAATAGGTGCATGTCTAGACTTGTTCTCTCAGAATGATAATATACTAGGTTTAACAGGTACACTATCTAAATGGAGCAAACGTAAACTTAGTGAAGACTTAGGTTTAGAAGTGTTAGCTGAATATCCTATTGAGAAAGCTATCGAAGAAGGTGTTATTGTAGATTATCAAATCACTATAGTTAAAGTGCCATTAGATGATAAAACCTTAATACAGTTTAAAAAGGGTAAGAAAACTGAACTAAAACAGTTTAAAGCTTACAGTTATATCATAAATAAAATGATGTATGCTGGAGGTAACACTATGTTTATGAGACTTGCAAGAATGCGTCTTATACAAAATTCAATAGCAAAGATGAATGAGACCAAACGTTTGTTAAAACAATGGTCTGATGAACGTGTTCTTGTATTTTGTGGTGTGACTAAAATAGCTGATGTACTTGGAATACCATCACATCATAGTAAATCAAAAGATAAAGATGCTTTTAAAAGATTTGCTGAAGGTGAAGGAAAACACATGGCAGTAGTGAAGATTGGTAACACAGGAATTACATACAAACCACTGAACAAGGTGATTATAAATTACTTTGATAGTAATGCAGAAAATCTAGCTCAGAAAATTAATAGGTGTATGGCTATGGAGTATGACACTCCTGATAAAAAAGCAGACATATATATTATATGTTCTACTGAAAAAGTTGAAGAGAGATGGCTTAATAAAGCACTAGAATTCTTTGATAAAAACAAGATACGATATGCTGGATTTGGAGGCTAATTTCGTATATTTATAGACTGAATTATTAATAAATACAAACAAAAAATGAGTTCAAAATTAATTGGAATTGTTGGTGAGACTGGGACAGGAAAGTCAACCGCTATTAAACACTTAAACCCTGAAGAAACGTATATAATAAACGTTGCTAAAAAGGAATTACCTTTCAAAGGAAGTGAAAAACTGTACAATACAGAAAACAAAAACTACAAAGAAGTAGATGATCCTGTACAAGTAACAAAACTTCTAAAAACTATATCTGAAAAAGCAACACACATTAAAAATGTTGTGATAGAAGATAGTAATTATCTTATGGGTTTTAGAATGGTGGAAAAAGCTACAGAAGTTGGCTACACAAAGTTTAGTGTTATGGCTAAAGATATGGTAGACATGTTCAGAACAGCTAGAAAACTAAGAGATGATCTTGTTATATTTTACTTTTCACACCCTGAAACTATAGAAGATAGTGGTGAGATTATAGGATATAAGATTAAAACTGCAGGTAAGCTTATTGACAATCAAGTATTGTTAGAAGGTTTACTTACAGTGTGTTTATACACAGATGTAGAAGACACAAAAGATGGTGCTAATTACAGTTTCTTGACTAATAGATATAGAAAGAGACCTGCAAAGAGTCCAGACGGTATGTTTGATAAACTAAAGATACCAAACAACTTGCAAGTTGTAAAAGATGCAATAATAGAGTATTATCAATAATTAATAAATATGTATAATTTAAATTTAAAAACAAATGAGTGGAATTGGAGGTAAATTAAGAGAATCAAGTAGTAATGATAGTAATTACGAAAAGAAAGTAGGAGTATTTGAAGCTAATGTTATAGCAATCAATCCAACAGCTGAAGAATACAGTAGTATTCTAGGCAGAGAGATTAATGCAGACAGTAAAGCTACAGAGTACTTGGGTGAAAGTAAAGATGGAAATACATATCTACGTATAGATGTGTGGTTACAGGAAATCAAAACTCAAGAAAATTACAAAGTGAGTTTCTTTCTAGAAGACAAGGAACGTGAAAACAGAGACGGTACTAAGAAACAGTATATCAACAGTGTTGGTACTACATCTTGGGCTGATGATGAGTCTAATTTATATGAATGGTTTACTAAGGATCGTGATTATCGTGTAGCTTATGTAGGTGAAGAAGATTTATATGGATTTATGCAAAAGTGGTTGTCTAAGCTAGACTATCGTAATGCTAAAACTGAATTAGAACTTGATTGGAAAAAGTTGATGAGAGGTGACACAAGGGAACTAAGAAACCAAATTGATGGTGAGTATTGTGGAACTGTTGTTTCTTTGGCTACAGTAGTGGTAAGAGAACGTGATGGTGAAACTAAAGAGTATCAAGGGATATATAACAAAGGTTTTCTATCTGGATGGGCTATGAAGTTCTTTAGAGCTGTAGATTATACAGATAGGAGAGTAGTTGAATCTCTTTCATCTAAGAAATCTAGAGATCTGAAACAGCATGAGAGATTTGTAGTTCAAGTGAGTGGTGAATATGGTTGTAAAGACTATTACATACTCAAAGAAATAGAGAGCTATAATCCTGATGATAATTTAGTAGCGTCAGATAAACACATCTCAGATGATGGGGATGATTACTAGGTAAATAAAATGTAAAACAAGAGCCCTTTTCAGAAATGATTAGGGCTTTTTAATTCTTAAGAAGATGATAAAAGGATCAAAAAAACAGAGAATAAGTACAGATGTTATTCTTACAAAAATATCTTCCTATGACATATTTAAGTTTTATATGCCTAATAATGATTGGCAGATTAATATAGTTACACATTCTCCTTTTAGAGATGAGAGAACACCTTCTTTTATTATTGGTAATAGAGAAGGTTTAGACTCCTTAACTTATATTGATTTTGGTAATACAAGCTTTAAAGGTAATTGTTTCACTTTTGTTATGCAGCTCTATAATATTTCTAACTTTATTGATGTGTTGAAAAAGATTGATACAGATTTTGAATTAGGTATATCTACAGGAGTGAAAAGTGAAAAGTACAAAAAGATAATTACTAGTTATAAGAAACCAGAAATAAAAGCAAAAGACTATTCGTTTATTCAAGTGAAGACTAGAAAGTTTACAAATGAAGAGCTCTCTTATTGGAATGATTACTATCAAGACATAGATGATCTCAAAGCTAATAATGTATTTTCTATTAGTGAAGTGTATCTAAATAAAAAGCGAATTGTGTTAAAAGATAGTGAGCTTAGGTTTGGTTATCTATATGATGGTAATTGGAAGATTTATAGACCTTTTTCAGACAGAAAGTGGAAGTGGATGCCTAATAACGTACCTATCACAGCAATGGATGGAATGGATGATATCAAAAATTGTCATACAGCTTTTATTACTAAGAGTAAGAAAGACTATATGGTGATAAAAAAGATATTTCCAACTGTTTGTGCTGTACAGAACGAAGGTGTAGGATGTTTTTCTTATGATAATGTTGAATATATCATCAACAACTCAGAGAAGCAGATACTATCTTTTGATTCAGATACTACAGGAGTGAACAACAGTATAGACATTACCAACATGTTTGGTTTTGATTATTGTAATGTTCCTAAGAAGTATCTACCAGAAGGTATTAATGATTGGGCAGACCTTGCTAAAAGTTATGGTCTTAGAACAATAGAAGAATATTTAATAACTAAAAATATTATAAGATGAGTCCATGGGAAAAAGTAAGATTTGAAAAAGAAATCAAGGATAACATAGAATGGTTATATACTACTACAGAAGATGAAGTTCAATGTATTAGTATAGAAAACCTACAAGCAATTTTAATAAAACACTTTGGGATAGAAGATCTCTCAATATCAATAGAATAATTAATCAATAAATAAATAAAAATGGAGAACACAATTAAAAATTACGGAAGTGCAGAAGCATTACAAACAATGTTAAATGCATCAGTGCCAAAACAGACAAATACTTATAAGCCAATAAGTCATCAAGAACTAATGGATCTTACACTAGAGAGTATTCATCAGTCAGGTTATAAACTTGCCACTCAAGAGTACTCAGTTGCTGAAGATGGACTTGTAGCTAATGGTAAATATACTATTGCTAATGTGGCTGATAGTGAAATGCAATTGCAAGTAGCTTGGCAAAATAGTTATAATAGAAAAGTAAGTTTAAAGTTTGCTCTTGGTACTAGAATTATGATTTGCTCTAATGGAATGGTTAGTGGAAACTATGGATCATTTAAAAGACAACATAGAGGTGATATACAAACAGTAGCACCTGCTAATATTGTAGAGTATATAAAGAAAGGTTCTTCTGCTTTTACACAGTTACAAAAAGACAGAGACACATTTAAGCAATATGAATCTACTAAACAAGTTCAAGCAGAGTTACTAGGTAGAATGTATATTCAAGAAGAGTTAATTACATCTACACAGCTTAATATTATTAAGAGAGAGTTGGCTAAACCTACGTACGATTATGGTGCAAAAGATAGTTTGTGGGATTTATATAATCATGCAACATTTGCACTGAAAGGATCACATCCTTCTAAATGGATGTCTGCACATTCTAATTTACACGGTTTCTTTAATGGTGTAGTTAGCGGTGAGAAAGTAGCTGTTCCTCAAGAGATAGCTTACACTGAGAATCAACTTGAAATGTTTTAATTATGACTTTAGATAAATATATAAATAATCTTTTAGTGTTTGTTAAAAACAATCCTAAGGCTGGAGAGCATGAATGTGTATATAGTGTAGATGATGAAGGTAACGCTTATGATAGAGTAAAATTCACACCTACAGTGATGAAAGCAGAGTCATTAGAAAATCAGAATCTTAAACTAGCAGAAGTTAATAACCCAGATGAGGGTAATGTTGTCTGTATAAACTAAGTAAATATGAAATGGGAAAGTTTTAAATCTAAGTTCCATCCTTCGTGGAATAGTAAAATGAAACCATTTATAGAAAGTAAAGAATGTGATGAGATATATGCATTCTTGAAGAAGGAGAGTAAGAGGGGCAAACAAATTGCTCCTCTTTCATCCGATGTCTATAGATGTTTTAAAGAAACGCCACTAGATGAAGTAAAAGCTGTAATTATAGGTATGTGTCCATATCACACGTTTAAATACAATCTACCAGTAGCAGACGGTCTATTGATGGGTTGTTCTATAACGGAGTATGTGCAACCATCCTTAGAAAACTTTTACAAAGCTCTTGAAGTTGAATTCCATAGAGGACTTAACTTGAGTTATAATCCAACACCTGACGTTGCATATCTTGCAGAACAAGGTATACTGATGCTTAATGTAGCACTAACTACAGAGAAGAATAAAGCAGGAAGTCACATAGAGTTATGGGAACCTTTTACAAAGTATTTATTTGAAGAAGTTCTTAATCCTCTAGGTGTTCCTTATGTTTTTCTAGGTAAAGATGCTAGTAGATATAAAAAGTATGCAGGAATATTTTCACACGTTTTCACTGTAAGTCACCCAGCAAGTGCTTCCTATAAAGGAATCGATTGGGACAGTGAAGGAGTGTTTACAAAAATAGATACATTAATTTATGAAAACAACGGATATAGCATCAATTGGCTAAAAGATGCAGAAGATCCATTTTAAAAACAGAAAAATGAATATAGAATTAACAGAAGATGCTGGTGTGTTAAAACCAGGAGATGAGATAGTGGTCAACCAAGGCTCAGAAATGAGATGCTACAAAGTGGAAGAGATTCCAAGAGTTAGTAAACTAAAAACATGGCACAATGGTAAAACACGATACATAGCTGTAAAGTGTAGAGTTGCTATGGTAGAGAAGACAGTTTCAGGTATAAATACTTGGACTAATAAACCTTGGACCAGAAATTGGAAAGAGTATGAGTTTAGAGTGCCTAATGAAGATGATGAAATAGTGAAAGTGGATTTAAATTGGAAACAAATAATAATAACTAAAAAAAGTGAAGAATGGATGTAGTAAATAAACCAATTAAAATGGAAAGTCTTCAAGTAGGAGATGAAGTTATAGTGAGAGGTATAGATTTAAACTATATGACAGTGAACAGATTACCTAAGAAAGTAAAAAGGACTTATACTTATAGTACCTTACACAGTCAAGGAACTGTTACTAGTACTCATGACACTTGGACAAAAGCAAAGTGTACTAGAGATCACACTGTGTGGGGATACAAAGAAGTGAAAGATGTATACTTTGATTTTTCTGGTAAGGATATATGGTTAGTAAAACGAGTAGGAATAAATAAATAAATAAATAAACAAATGATTTTAGAAAAACAAACACAAGCAAAAGTCCTTCAAACAGGACAAAACAACGAGAGCATAGGGATGTCCCTAGACTTAGATTCTGCACAAGTATTAATGCAGATGTTAAGTAAGAACCTGTATTCAGATTCAATAGGCTCTGCAGTGAGAGAATGTGCAAGTAATGCACTAGACAGCCACAGAAGAGCTGGAGTGACAAAACCAATAATAGTATCATTGGTTATGAATGAAAATAATAATTATGAATTTTCTGTAGAGGATTTTGGTACTGGTTTAGATCATCATGATGTAGAAAATATTATCAGTAAGTATGGTAAATCTACTAAACGTAACAGTAATACAGAACTAGGNATGATGGGATTAGGTTTCAAAGCACCTCTTGCATATTGTTCTTCATTCTATTTTACTTGTAGAAAAGATGGTAGAGAACGTAAGTACATGATGTATGAAGGTGAGGAAACCAATACCATTGATCTTCTTAATGAAACAGTTACAGATAAGAGCAACGGTGTCAAGGTTACTATTCCTATAAAGTGGAGTGATAAGCATGATTTTAGAAAAAAGATTGAAGAGCAACTTGCTTATTTTGAGAACGTATACTTTAATGTAGGTGATATTGATAATAATTTTAGTATTCATAGAAATAAGATATTTCAATTCTCTGAACTTTCTTCAGATGACAGTCTACATATTTGTTTAGATGATGTTTACTACCCTTTAGATTTTCAAAAGATGGGAATTTCTAAAATTAAAATTCCTATAGGTTTAAGATTTGGATTATCAGATGGATTATTTCCAACTCCTAACAGAGAGTCTTTGATATACAGCCAAGAAGCTAAAAAGGTAATTAAATCTAAAATTACAGAGCTTGCTAATTACATGGCAGAAATATATAATAAAAGTGTATCAGGTGATGGTGAGGTGGACATTCTATCTGTATTAAATTATTACACAAGTAGCTCAAGATATATTCAATTATTTGGAAAAGATTACGATTATGTTCAAGTTAAAGAGTTTTCTACAGTGCCTTTAGCTTCTCCAAAGTTAGACTTCATAAATAATTTAGACTTAAGTAAGGTTCCTTCATCTAATTTTAAATACTTACTTAGTAACTATAAAATTTATAATAGAGTAGAAAATAATAGAATATATAAGGTAGATGATCATAGCTGGATTAGAAAAGTTGACTGGAGAGATGTATTAAATGCAAAAAGTTATTCAAAAATACATTTGAGAGTAGATGGTGGACTAAAAGGTAACAAGAAGTCTTGGGTTAGAGATGTATTAATTGAAAAGATAAATAATGATCCTATAAAACATAAAGCAGTAATCTTTAAAAATACTAATCGTCTTACTTTAGGTAACAAAAACTCTGTTGGGTTTGATAATTATTATGAGATATTATGTCTTCATCAGTATGACAGAAGTTTATGGAGAGATGTTATAAAAGATTGGTTAACCTTAGAATCTAAAATTTTATCTAACGTACTAGATTTTACTAACAAAGACGTACCTAAAGCATGGTTAGATGCTAGAAAAGCTAAGATATCTGCTAAATCTCTAGTAACTAAATCTGCTAATGGTACATATAGAAAACTACAGGGAGAAGTTACATTTAAAGAGGCAGCCGATCTTCTTAGATGGAATGGTTCTAGAAAATGTAAATTCGTTTCTAATAAAATGAGCATTAAAAGTATGGCTAAGTCTGGTATCACTTATATTTATGATTCTCATGATAATGCATTAAATATAGATAGTTTATATAAAGTTATTAAATCTGGAAGTTCACCTATTAGGTTAATTACTTTTTCTAATAGGGAACTAAAACTTATAAATTCTCTAAATATTCAAAACGTTATACACTATGATGAATTTATGAAAGGTGAACATGTATACTTCAGAAGGATTTCTACAGCTTGGTTGATTAGAAAATTAATAAATGAATACTCTTCTATCTTTAGAAATTATAAGTATTTAAAGGATGTAAGCACATCTATACTTAATGACATTTCTAAATTAAATAAATATAGTTATTTGTACATATTAAAAAATGGTGATACTGATTATGAAATTCTTAATAAAATGTTAGAAATATCTGAGAAAGGTGATAATTTATTTGATAATAGTATTTATTACTTATTTGAGAAGTATAAAAAGTTTTTTGAAGATTATCCTTTTATTTATTATATGTTTTCAACTATAAGCTTTCATAGAATGAAAGATTTTAGTCAAACAATTTGTGATTTATTTAAGTATCATAAGATAAGGGTTAATATAGAAAACTATCTACCTGAAATAGAGGAAGAAACAACAGATTAAGATTAAAGTTATATGGGAGATTGATAGTCAGTCTCCCATTTTTTTGTAAATTAATAATAAATAAAAACAGTTAAAACATGAGTAAATTTTTAAGTTTAGAGTGGTTTAAAAACAGAATAGACCATTCAATTGAAAGAGTTATCGAAAGTAAAATAGATAGCTTAATTGAACAAGAATCAGTAGGTATACAAGAAGAAGAATGTATAGAACCTCTATATAGAGGAGTTAAGTTGGTGAATGATTCACTAACTATTCTAATGAACGATGGTGACATTATTAATAAACCTAACGCCACTGAAGAAGATTACGATGCTATAATCAACGCTAAGTCTCAGGATGAGTTTAATAGAATTGTAATGGACCCTAAAGTAGCAGAGGAAAAAGAAGTTGCTGAAAGAGAAAGAATTAGAATTAAGGCATTACAAAAAGGTATCAAGATTCTTGAAGAAAGTGGTGAGTTTACACTAGAAGGTAACACTGTCTATTTTAAAGGTATTTCTAGATCTGTTCCTCAGTTATTAGTAGAAAAGCTTGTAGAAGTGGTAAATAGAGCAGAAGAGTTATCTGAAGATGATGAATATTTATCACTTAAGAGGTTCTTTATGTGGTGCTGTCTTAATCCAAGAGCTGAAGTGAGCAATGAGCTCTACAGATTCTTAGATGAAAATAGCTTTCGTATTACTAAGCAAGGATTCTTTGTAGCTCTACGTAATGTAGTAACGTTGCACGGTAGTCCAGAACTTGTACATTTCATCTCTAATACGTACAACAAGGTGAAAGCTGTATGGAAGAAAAGTCCAGATGATTATACTGTATTCTTAGAAGATGGTGAATACAAACTTGTACATGATGATAAGTTATATCGTGAAGAAACATATACAACTACAGTGTGTCCAGATTGTGGTGGTGAAGGTAGTTATCATGATGACGGTGATTATTATAATGATGAAGATGAATGGAATGAAGGAGACTGGGTAGAATGTGAAACATGTGGTGGTACAGGTGAGGTGGAACCTTATGAAGTAACAAACACTGTACCAGTAGATCATGGAGAGTTAATAGGTAAACTTACAGCTTTGTATCTAGACCTACCTAACAGACATGAGAATCGATTTACAGATGATTGGACTAAGACGTTTGATATTCGTGTAGGTAAAGTGGTTAATATGCCTAAGGAAGACTGTAACTGGTCAACACAAGATTGTGCTGCAGCTGGTTTACATTTCACATCAGACCAAATACACTATGTAGGATGTGGTGATCAATCTGTTCTTGTTCTTATTAATCCTATGAAGGTTGTTGGTATTGGTACACATAAAGGTAGATGTTATGAGTATCTTCCAATTATGACTGTACCAAGAGAAGAGGCAACAAGTATTCTTCATGACAATCAGTTTGACACTCTTCAGTTAGATGAAGAGTATGCAATCCGTGAACTCTCAGACATTGAGTCTAAAGTTAAAGAAGGGTATGCAGTTGAATCATCTAAGTATGAATTTAACTTACCACAAATTTCTAATATAGACGTAGAAGAAATTGTAAAAAGTTTAGATGAGATGAGAGATGAAATAAAAAATAGGGTAGTAGACCTAGATTAACCAAATTAATTAGGGGTTGTAATATTTTAACTAAATTTGTTACAACCCTTTAATTTAAAATTATGACAAAAAAGAAAGTGAGAAAACCAAGAGTGCCACGTACTAGAAATGCTGGAACAATGACAGAAGCAGCATTCTGGTCCATGATAAGAAGTGCTCTTAGGCAAAAGAGTAGATGGTGGAAACCTGTATCACAGTGTAAACAAGAATCTAAAAGAGCATATAAAGGAAAGAATAAAAGACAGAAATGGGAATACCAATGTAACAAGTGTAAAAATTGGTTCAAGAGTGATGAAGTGAATGTTGATCACATAGAACCTGCTGGTAGCCTTAACTGTTCAAATGATCTTCCTGCTTTTGTAGACACGCTGTTTTGTGAGGTGGAGAATCTACAAACATTATGTAAAACTTGTCATGATGAAAAAACACAATTAGAACGTAAATTAAAACAATTTAAAAAATAGAATAAAATGGGAGCAATACAGAAAGAAGATACAATAACAGGAAGAACATTAAAAGAAGCTTTTAAAAAAATACAAGATTCAGATAGAGAAGAACTTGGTAATGATTATTATAGTGGAGGATGGAACAATGCACAAGGTGTTGTAGAGGTGTCAAAAGCTAAATTTGATAGCGAAGATCCAGGTAAACATGAACCTGCATGGGCATGGTGCACTAACAGACCAATAGGTAATAACATGAAAACAAAAACTACAGTGACTAACTATCCTGTTAAAGGAACTAGAAAGTGGGTTACTAAGTATATGGTTGATGATCCTCGTTGGGAAGGAACTATTATTGAAGAATATAAGCAAGCTGATGCTATTAAGAAAGCAAGAGCTCTAGTTGAAAAGAATCCTGAATGGAAACTAAAGGTGTACATTGCAAAGGTGTTAGAGCAACACCAGCCAATAGTAGCTGAAATTAAGTATAAGAAGTCATCTAAAGAAAGAGATGGTAGATGGGACATTAAAGGATGTTTAGCATATTAATAAATAAATTATGATACAGGGACAATTAAAAACAAACATTGAAGAAGAACCTGAAATAGTTGTTAGGGAAGTGAAAAATCTTCCCAACAGCTATGATGATACAAAGCGAATGCTAATTGTAGATGCTGATAGTATTATGTATTTTGCTACACATTTTCCTAAAGATGCTCTTATGGAGTTTCCAACAGAGGAAGATAGAATAGAAGAAGCTAAGTATAGAACAAGAAGTAAACTACAAGAAATTCAAAACAATGTAGAAGAGTGGTATAACATACAAGAGACATTTGTGTTTATTGGAGGTGGTAATAACTTTAGGTATGACATATACCCTGAGTATAAGTCTAATAGAAAAGATAAAAATCCACTTATACCAATTATAGCAGATTATATGTTATATGAACTAGGAGCTATTCCTTCTAAGGGTGCAGAGGCTGATGACTATGTTTACAATGCTACAGTAATGAGTGGTGGTAAATGTGTTGTAGCTGCTATAGATAAAGATCTACTTTATAATTGTCCTGATATACCTTTCTATGATTATAGAAGCTACAAGGACATCTTAGGTCAGTTTAAGTCTATAAGTAAACTAGAAAGTAGATTAGCTATAGCTTCTCAAGTAGTGATAGGTGATAGTGGAGACGGTATTCCAGGAGCACGAGGTGTAGGAAAAGCTTGGTGTAGAGATAATATGCATAAAGACATGACAGATTATCAATTCACTAAAGCTATACTAAAAGCATATCTAAAAGCCAATAATGGAAACTTTAGAGATGCAAAAAAACAGATACGAATGTACTACGGTGTATTAAAACTTTACACTCTAGACGAACTAGAAAACAGAAATAAATGAAAAGAAAAAGCACTTACACGACTATTTTTATGTTGCCAACTCTTAAGTTACCTTTATTAAAGTTAAAAGAAGCTGGCCTTTTAAATTGTTATTTAGAGGATAAGATGTCAGATATTAAATATGAAGATTGTATATATATTCTATTTAAACCTGACAATATTGATTTATTTAAAGACTTCTTAGATAATGAGTATGAAAGAACAAAACAAATAATAGAAGATTATGATTATGAAGGAGGTTTTGTTGTTGTAGTTTATAGACTAATGAAATGCTTTAAAAAAGACTATAAATTAATAAAGAAAGGTATGTATTCTAAGACTTCTAAAAGTTTCCAGAAGTCATTTCCAAAAGTAATTAAGTTAATGAAAAACGGATTACATAGAGATGAACTATCTTTGCAATATAGGATATTTAATAAAACTCCTGATTTAATTGAGTATTGGCAAGATAAATTAGGGATTAATTATTGGGAAGAAGACATGGAAGTGTGGTCAGAATTTAAAATTGGAAATGAAACATTAACTAAAAAGGTACTAAATGAAAACAGAAAAATTGTTGAAGCAAAATCCTAATGTTGCAAAAGCATTACATAAATGGATGTTTGATAAACTTACAGAAAGTTTTAAAGATTTTAATAAAGATGAAGCATTTAAAGATTATATGTTAGCTAAAGGTGTATCTGATAATCAGGTGCAATCTATAGTTGAGAATAATCCTAGAGCATGTTTTGATTTATTAGACAGTTATGATATAATTGTTATAGTTAAATATAATGTAGATGGCTGGACAAACAATTACTATCCTTCAGAAGATGATAAAACTTATGATACTAGACTTGCCTGTGAGAAAGCAGGACTTGAATTAGCTATTTTTGAACTAGAGAAACTATTAGAAGATGAAACATCATAGATATAAATACGACTCTGACAGTATCAAACAAGTAGAAGAACTTGCAAGTAAAGGTTACACTGATACAAAAATATCTGAGATAATAGGTATACCCTACGCATTTATTCAGAAAGTAACTACAGACTATTGGAATAACAAAATGAAAAAAAAGAGAAAAGAAGAAAAGAAAAGTATTTAAGATTGTGATATTTAAATTTATTTTATAACTTTGATTATCTTGTTATAATTTGAATTAAAATACTTCTGTTCTGTTTTTGATTGTAAAAGGCCCTGAGAGAAATCTTAGGGTTTTTTGATTTAAAACAGTCAGACAATCTTACATTAATTTCGTATATTTGAGTGAACAATTAAATAATTACATATGACAAAAAAAGCAGAACAGACTAACACTTTTGAACAGGCGTTAGAAAAATTAAACAAGCAATACGGTAAAGGAACTGTATTAGCATTAGATAGTAAAACAGAAGGTAATTACGATGCAATTAGTACAGGATCTATTGGTTTTGACTGGATTACATTAGGTGTAGGAGGATTTGTAAAAGGTAAAATGTATGAACTTATGGGATGGGAAGGTACAGGTAAGTCTACTATATGTGGACATGCTGTAGCAAGTTGTCAAGCCCAAGGTGGTAAAGTGGTATTTATAGATGGTGAACATGCTGTAGATAAAAATTACTTTGAAGCATTAGGAGTGGATACAACTAAGATGCTTATATCTCAACCATCATCAGGAGAAGAAGGATTTAATATTGCTGTGGAAATGATGTCTACAGGTGAAGTTGACTTAATTATTATAGATTCAGATTCATCATTAATACCTAAAGCTGTATTAGATGGTGATGTAGGAGATCATGCAATTGGTAAGAAAGCTAGACTAAACAGTAGTGCTTATCCAAAGATTAAAACCATTGCTCATGATACTAATACATGTGTTATTGTAATCTCTCAATACAGAGAGAAAATTGGTGTTATGTTTGGTAACCCTACCACTACACAAGGTGGGCATGCTCTAAAATTCTATAGTGATGTTAGGGTAGAGATTGGTAGAAGTTTGGCTAAAGATGGTCAAGATGTGTACGGTAACATCACCAGAGTGAAAGCTACTAAGAATAAGATGAGCCCTCCTTATAAGAAGTGTGAGTTTGAAATAGTTTATGGTATTGGTATTGATAGAGTTCAAGAAACTCTAGATCTTCTACATGAATATGAACTAGGTCGTAAGTATGGTAAAACATATACCTACAATGATGTTAAGTATAATCTAGAAGATTTTAAGCAAGACATTTTAGAAGATGTTGATTTCTTTAATGCACTAAAATCTAGAATAATCAGTGCTATAAAAGGAGAAGAACCTGAAGAAGAAAAAAAAAATGAAGTTGTAATTGATTATGAAAAAGCTAAAACTATAGAGGTTATAGGACATGGAGAAGTTACACCAAAACTATTTTAGTAGTGAAGTGTAAGTTTTGTGGAGCTAAATCAGAATCAGAATTCTGCTTTAAGCACAAACCTAAGAAAAAACTAGCTAATGATAGGGGTTTAAAAAAGTCAGCTCGAACTGTAAAACCAACAGTTAGGGCTGGCAAACCCAACAAAGACCATTTATTCTTTAAACAAATATGGAAAGAAAGACCTCACAAGTCTGAAATTAGTGGTAGGTATTTAGGAAAAGAAGCATCAAGTGCGTTCTTTCATCACATCCTTCCAAAGAATAAATATCCTGAATTTAGGCTAGATGAAGAAAATATTATACTTTTGACTATAGATGAGCATGCAAATGTAGAATCAGATATGTATAAGTATGATAAAATTAATACAATACGAACATATTTAATTAACAAATATAATTTATAACATGAGAAACCAATTTTTTTACACAAGAAGAGAACCAATACAAGACACAGATCCTGTAGAGTTTAAAGAATTTACAGACAGTCTTAATATTAATAAGATAATTAGATCTGTTAGAATGGACGATAAGAATTTAGTCATCCTATTAGATGATATACACGAACGCATAAAGGAGGTACCTAACATTAATACTAAAACAAATAAGGTGATTGGTATGAAAAAAGTAACTGAAGTGTTTCAGACAGAAGTTTACTTACAAGGAGAAGATATAGAACGATTTAAAGAATTCACTGAATCTAAATAAAATGAGCAAGAAACCATACAAAAGTTTACTAGGTAACAGAATTTACTTAGAGCTACCCAAAAAAGACGAAAGTAAAATTATAGTGGATGAAAACACTAAAGAGGCATTACAGAAAGAGTTGATGAAGAAAATGTCTAAACTTAAAGTGTACGATGTAGGAAACACTGTAGACCTTGTTAAAGCAGGAGATATAGTTCTTGTAGACCCAAGTAAAATTACAAATGCTGTAGTGATACCTAATTTAGGTTTAGATGTAGACATCATACTTATTTCTCCATTTGACGTTATACATGTTTGGTAATGAAAGAGCTACCGTTCATAAGTTGTAAAATGATTACATATGGGAGGGTTAATACGTTAGTGGAGGCCCTACATAGTTTTCTTATACAAGATTATCCAGCAGACAAGTGTGAACTTATTATAGTTAACGACTATCCTAAGCAGAAACTTATATTTGATCATCCACAAGTTACCATATATAATCTTGATGAGACATTTCCACTGATAGGTGAGAAAGAGAACTATGCTATTGAACGTTGTAAAGGAGAACTTATAGCTGTTTGGGACGATGATGACGTTGCACTAAGCAATCATCTTAAGAATGTAGCAGATCATTGGAAAGAAGACACTAACATTATACATTGGAACACTGCAGTGTTTTATAATGAACCAAATATAAGTAAGGTTACAGGAGTAGGTAATTCAGGTATTGTATACAGTAAGAAAGTTTGGGAACAAATAGGTAAAAGCCCTCTAGAGAATGCAGGAGGTGATATGACACTTACTAATAGAATTCATAAATTAGGAGGTAGAATAGACGTTACTATGCCTAAGGAACAAGCTGCATGGTTTTACATGTGGGGAGGTAGAGGTTATCATCAATCTGGTCAAGGTACAGATAAACCTGGTAGGAAAAACATTATAGAGAGACATTCTCTGCATATAGAGAGACAAAGAAAGAAAGGTAATATACCTACAGGTGATATACATTTAGAACCTAAATGGAACAAAGATTATGCTCAGATGTTAAAAGACTATCTTAAAAATAATTAGGTAGTCTTTTTAATTCTTCTGGTAAATCTTTAGAGTTTCTTCTAAAAAATAACTTTTTTATAGTATTTAAATTACAAACATCATAGTAGTTTGGTAAGTTGTTGTACATAGCTATAGACTGTATATTGTTCTCTAGTGCTATATCTGCACAACATTTACCTATATCAACTAGATATATGTTCTCATCTATTTTTGCATCTTTTGGTATTTTATGCATACCATTATCCCACTTAAATTCATTCTTTAAAATTTGTGGTTTAGATCTTCCATTAACATTTTTTATCTGGTAGCTACGTTGACTTAATAAAGGTTTTGTTACATCTAATTTAGATTCACTAGCATGTTGTATAATTACTACACCTCTTGGAACCATATAGTCCTTTAATTTATTACTTATGTAGTTTTTTAAATCTGAGTGCACAATCCTTTCATCTTGTGAAGAGTAAACTACAGTATATCCTTGTTTTATAAATTCTTTTTGTTTTTGATATTGTACATTTGTCTTATTCCCTCTTGAATATTTAACATCTTCATATAAGATTGTTTGACTTTTATTAAACCCATGACTAATTAAATAGCTTAATATTTTTTTATGATTGAAGGAGTGTATCAAAAAGTAAAACTCTTCTAAATCAAATAGGTTTTTATAATATTTTATAAATCCGTCTGAGAAATAATTTACTCTATCTATATGTGTCAATAATTTAAATTTCATTACCTACTTTTATTTACATGAGGAAACTTTACAAGCTTTTTACGCTGACCAAGAAAATTACAAAAATTTAAATATGATTTCCTATACTTTAGATTTATAACAAGTAAGTCATCTGGCCTGTCTTTAAAATATTCCATAACTTCTTGATTGTGCTTTAAGTAAATACTAACTAGCCTTTCTTTATTGTACAGATCATTATCTAGTGTGTTGTATTGACTTTTAATTACATCATACATCCACCCCGTATAACAGTATCCAGATTTTTTAAGTATAGAAAGATTAGGTGATATTTTTCCACCAAAAATCTTTTTTTGAAATCTAATAAATGAATCATACCATTCATCAGAACTACTTCTTACAGTTAGTATAAATTTAGAATTAGGAAAAGCCTTATCTAAATGTTTATATGTATTAGGCATAGAAAAGGGTCTATCTTGAAATGCTTCATATCTTTCACAAAGCTTAATGATATTAGTAAAGTCATTTTTTGCCCAATCTTTACATAGTTTTTCACCTTTATTTTGGGGACACACCTTGTAACGATGTGTTTTAAGAGCATCTGTTAATGATGTAGTTCCTGTTTTATTAAAACCTATACAAAACACTTTCATCACCTCAGCCCATTGTATATTGAGATTGTTTTATATACCAAAACAGCTTGGTTTTTATAAAACTTGTATACCTTTTTCCAATACTCATAATCTCTAGCTGAAGGTGTATTCTTAAGTTTAGAAGGAAACTTTACATGTTGATTTACTGAATGATGAGACAGAACATTGCCTATATCAATTTGACAGAACATAGGTCTTTTAGGCTTAAGTCTTCTTCTACCATCTTTAAATACTTGTTCTCCAATTATCATACCCTTATAATTTAAAGACTTTAATCTCTTATACTCATTATACATTTGATGATGAAAGATTGTATCATCATCTAAGAAACAATAATAACCGTTGTCCACTTTATCTAAACACTTTTGTCTTTTAGTCCAGGACTCTTTGTCTTCACAATCTATTTTGTAAATCTTCACTCTCAAGTCTGCAGGAACATAATCTAAGTCTTTATCTACAGACATTCCAATATGCCAAGTTATGTCAGGTGCATCAGGTAAACTTTCATGAATAAGTTTTAGTAGTTCAGGTCTGTATAAGGCTGTTATTATGTGGAGCATATTCTCTTTTGGTTTTTAAATACTTTAAATTCTGTAAGGTCCCTATACCCATTAACTTCATAAAAGTCTTCATTATGTATAGGGTAACTTTGTAATAAACATAAGCCTTCAGCTGCTTGCTGAGGTGTCATATACATGTTCCATCCAAGAGTTTCAATATTATCTTCTTTATAATACTTTTCACTTCTTCCTTCATATCTAGCTTTCTTAAACCACTCCACTGCTTCTATACTATCAGTAAGTATCATTCCACCTTTTCCAATAGGTAGATGTTTTTTAATATGAAAAGAAAGACACATGAAAGATTTAGGAATATACATATCTTTAGTAAGTCTTTTGGCTGAATCGTATATAGGATAAGGCTTTAACTGGTAAATCCCCTTCCAGTGATTAGCCTTAGGACTAGTATCAAATATAACATCCCCTCCTGAATGAATAATGCTCATTGGTACAGATAAATAAGTCTTAGTAGGTATAGTGACATCTTTCACTTCTAAATACTTACAACATAAAAACAGTGCATTGGTACAACTGTCAACAGAAACAGCATATTTAGCTCCTGTATAGTGAGCTATTTCTTCTTCAAACATCCTTACAATATTATAAGGGCTATGTTTATTGATTGGCATAAGGTGGTTTTAGATTAAAATCATTGATTAACTTATTAGTGTCTTCAAGATAATAATTTTTTAGATGTGAAATTACATTAGGATGTACTTTTTGTCTGTAGCTACCATTTTCAGCAGGTAATAATCTAGGATAATGATGAGCTCCTATCCAACTAACTATATCATAAAAACTTCGTGAGTCTTTTGTAAAGTTCTCCATAAATGTTATATAAACATCTTCTTTGTCAAAAACATCTAAGTAGTTTTGTATATAGATTGAATATAACCCTCTCTGCAGATAGTCAAAAGGATTCGTTGAGAACTCAGATAAGTCTAATTTTGGTGCAGGAGTATTCTTTAGAAACACTTCTTCTAGTGTTCTAGTTTCTAGTCCACTGTTATGTGAGAAAAAGTAATTAGATAATGCTCTTTCTACAGGATCTCTGAGACATATTATAATCTTTGGATTATAGCACTCTAACTTAATTCTCTTTGCAGCGTCCTTAGATTCAATATAAGTGGTAGCCTTTTCTAATAATATTCTTCCAGAAGACTGATCAAATAAACTATTGAATTCTTCACGATTTGCATAATCATTAAGAAAGTATTTAGTTTCAGGAGAAATAGGCTTCAATAAATTAACTGAAGGACATAGATCTAGTTGCTTAGTTAACCAAGTGGTACCACATCTTTGTCCTCCAACTATGAATAAGTTGGTTTTCATTGAAAATTATTTACATCCGTATTTACATTTTTTCTTTTTTACTTTAGTTCCAACTTTAGCTTTCATAGTCTTCTTACCATATCCAGCTTTCTTTACAGTTTTTCCTTTCTTAGCATAACCCATTTTGTTACGAACAGCTGTAGGTAGTTTCTTAAGACCTTTCTGGGAAGGTTTAGGTGTCTTTAATCCAGCTTTAGCTTTTTTCATTTTAATTTTAGGTTTAACCCTACGAGGAGTATTATAAGAATTAGTTAACTCTTCTTCTCTAGAAAGTTTTTTTGTTTTTGTTTTTCTTTTAGCTCTAATTGCTTTAGTATCACCTACACTATAATAAGATTCTAAGATTTCTTCTTTTTGCTTTGGAGTTAATTTAGGTCCTTTTCTTGTTGATTTCATCTTTGACAAGACCTTCTTATTGTTTGCAACTTTCTTTAATAGTTTAGCTGCCATTCCAGCTTGTGCTTTTTTTACTTTCTTTCCAGCCTTAGCTTTCATTTTAGATTTAGGTGGTACCATAGATGCAGCTTTACCACCATAGCCCATTTTTTTGGATTTTGCTACTGCTTTCTTACCAGCTTTATTTCTTACAC